AACTGTATATGGTGCAGAAGGTTCAAATGCTACTATATCATTCTATGCAGATGAAGGAGATGATAATAATGATATATGGATAGCTCAATCTACCACAAGTAATGAATTTAAGATACAAAGTTATTCTGGAGGTTCTTATCAGAAGAGTATTGAATGTAATGGTGAGGGAAATGTAGAACTCTATTACGACGGTAATGTAAGGTTGAAAACCACTTCGAGTGGAATTGAGGTAGAATATAATGCGGTTGGTACTGAATCAGCTCCACATATACAAATAGATGGGAATGGTTACGACGGTTTTCATTTTCTAGATAATGACGCTTACCATATAGGACATAATTCTAATAATAGAGCCTTGCGTCTATATTCTGGTGATGAGTCTGGTGGTCAAGAAATGGCAGGAGGGACTTCTACTTGGGGTGTATATTCCGATGAAAGATTAAAAGAAAACATTCAAGATATAGGTTCTGTACTTGATAAAGTTAAAGATATTAGATGTGTTAGTTATAAGCGTAAAAACATTGAAGGAGCTAAAGAATCAATCGGTTTTATAGCACAAGATTTAGTAGGTAAATTCGATCAAGTTTTAAATCAAAGTAAACTTAAAAACGATGATACCGAGTATTACGGTATTAGATATACAGAAACCATACCAATTTTATTAAAAGCAATTCAAGAATTATCCGCAAAAGTCGCCGCATTGGAGGCTAAATAACTATGGCATTAACAACAATAAACAGCGATGGAGTTAAAGATGACTCCATCGTTAACGCTGATATTAAATCCGATGCAGCGATAGCAGGTACAAAAGTTGCTCCTGATTTTGGTAGTCAGAATCTAGTTACTACTGGCAACGTAGGTGTAGGTATAAGTCCTACTAAGAAACTAACAGTATTTGGTACAGGTGCAGGTGAAGCAACAGTGCAAATTGAGGGTGAAGGTGGAGCAGACCCATATATTAATTTTTTAGCTAATAACGCACAACATTGGTCGTTAGGTGTAGACGATAGTGACTCAGATAAATTTAAATTATCTGAACACTCTGCATTAGGAACAAACGATTATTTAGTTGTTGATACTTCTGGAAACGTAGGTATAAATACAGTTTCACCTGACACTTTGCTTCATTTAGAGGCAACAAATACATCATCTGCCGTCAATAATTCTATTAGGATTTCTGATGCAGATACGGCAGTTGTCGCTAATCAAGTTTGTGGAAGAATTGAATTTGAAACGGCTGATACAGGAAACCCAGGTGTTAATTGTCAAATTGATGCTATTTATAGTGGAAGTGGTGGAGGAGGTGAACTTCAAATAAGAACAGGTTTTGCTGGATCGTTAGTAGATGCTGTAAAAATAGACGATACTGGAGACGTCATTCTTGGTGACGGAAACCTATCTTTTGCAAGTGGTCACGGTATTGACTTTAGTGCTTCTAGTAATGAATCAGGTGTATTTACAGGAGGAGAAGTTTTAAATGACTATGAAGTAGGTTCATACACGCCAAACTTGTTAGCTCACGATGGGTCTTCTTGGAACACTGTCTCATTAAGTACTGGTAGTAAATACGGAAGTTACGTGAAAATAGGTAATATGGTTCATGTGCAAATATATATAACTGCTTTTCATGTGGATTCAGCACATGATGGCGACTTAGTAGGAATCACACTCCCAATAACTGCTGATTCAGGTTTTACAGGTAATTCAGTTCTTACTACTGTCCATTCAAATTGTTTCGTTAGCGGTAAGCAAACTAATTTCTTTGTAATTAACGGCAGCAGCAATGCCTACGGGATACAAGAAGGTTCGACTAACTATGACACATGGAAAGGTGATGCAACTAGATATTTAGCTATTGCTGGTACATATAGAGCTGCTTAAACCTAGACCGTTAGCATGTCTCTAAACTACGCCATAAACCTGTCACGTTCGGAGGACGTCCCTAAATGGCTACACTTACAGAAACACAAGAGAACGATAAGATTGAAATCGTTCAAAAATGGAACATACAGGTAAGAAACGCAACGATCATAAAAAAAGATGGTGTGGAACTTACCCGTTCCTTCAGTAGAAAAGTATTAAACCCAGGAACACTTGATGCAAGTGATAACCTAGTTGATACAGATATCAGTGGAGAAGATGCAGACGTACAAGCAATATGTAACGCTGCATGGACTACACAAGTCAAAGCAGACTATAAAGCATTCTTAATAGCGAATAAACCATCCTAAAATGAGTTGAATGAAGATCAAGCTACCGACAGCGAATCTTCCTAAACCTCTACCTACGATGGAAATCGAGTTTAAACCACCTACAGCTAGGTTTCCATCATATCAACCCATGGTTATACCTCCGAGCGATCTGGAGGCCCCTGAGGACGTAAAGGCAGAAGCATCAGAACAGCCTGAACCACCTAAGTTACAGATTCCTGTATTGGATATACAAATGCCAATACCTGAAACTGCTGTGGTGGTTACTGCTGTAACAACAGCGGTGGTAGCAGTAGCTACTTCTGTTACTCAAACTTTATTTGAACCAATTAAAAAGAAAGTTCAAAAACAACTACAAGCTAAAGTTAACAAATGGAAGGAAAAGAGAAACAAAAAGGACTCCTCGGAAAGCTGAAAGATGCTGCTGAGGATCAAGAACACCAAATTCAAATCTTAGGTACATTTGTCCGTCTTGGAGTTGTTGTGTGGTCCGGTTTTATCATTACAATGAACTACGTAGAAATACCTATGATCAAGAAAGCAGGTAATAGTGATATTACATTTGTGGCTTCTGTTTTTACAGGGGCTTTAGCTACCTTCGGGCTTTCCACTGGTAATAATAATAAAGATAAAGGTACAGTAAATTGCCCTATGGCTAAAAAACAGGAAGAATGAACAAATGGCTTTTACTCTTCCTACTGGCATCACCCACGGTAGCGAGAGCAGAATTAGTAACCCCAAACTTCACCCAGGGTTCGATGAACAGTACAACAACTATGACCCAAGAAATCGTCGAGGAAATAACGACAACAACATATGGGTCAGCCTTAAACAAATGGAGTGGGGAAAATATAACCCATGCTTCAGCTTCTTCAGGAGGTATAGTAGATTCAGATTCAATCTTCACTCTACATACAGCTGGAGATCCCTTCTCTTTAGAAGTGGTAACAAGAGCAGCAAGTCAGGTATTATCAGTCGAAGTAATCGACAGAACTACAGACGTTACTGCTACTACTACCTCCTTATCAGTCTTCTCTCAATAGCACCAGTACGTGCTGAAGAAGGTGATAAAAATGTTAGTAATCCCGTAGCTGCAGCGACTGGAAATGTGACCAATCAAGCAGTGCAATTTCAAAATAATGGAGCACCATCCAGACAGCACTACGGACCTAACATATCTTGTAATGGAGCTACAATGACATTCTCTCCATTCTATATGGGTAATCATACTACCCCGTTCGACGAGACTATGACACAGCAAACTTACACTGTAGCGGAGAACTGGGGTGGTCAGATTAACTTCATGATACCACTCGATAGAAAAGGATTGAATAGATGTCGAGCTATAGCAGCAAGGCAAGAAGAAAAGATGAGACTTGACTATGAACTAGTCAGAGTCTTGAAATGTGCAGAGTTACAACAGAAAGGCTTTATGCTTAAACCTTACACCCGTGTAGATGGTATGTGCAATGATGTCATACCAATTGCTGCATGGAAAAAGGCAAAACAGGAAGTTCTTAACTGTATCACACCACCTAAACCTTGGTATAAACCTTGGATCAAACAACCTAAACCTAAATGTACTATGAGCACTTTAAGCGATAAAATTAAAAAAGACGCAGAAGCAAAAGCTAAAGCATCAAAGAAAACCACTAAATCTACTAAATAAAAATGATCGTACTTATCAAACCCGTCCTCATGGCGTTCCTCAGCTCATCAGCTGTTAAGGAATTAGTTATACAACTACTAGAAGCATACGCTGAATCGACTGATAACACCATTGATGATAAGGCAGTAGACTTAATTAAAAAAAACTTATTCCCAGGAAGTTAAATGAAAAAAGCCACTGAAGCCCAATTTAATGAATTACATAACCTCGTCACTACAGAATTTCTAAAGAGGGTAAAAAGTGGCGAAGCTTCTACCCAAGATCTTAAGGCAGCCTGCGATTGGCTCAAAACTAATGACATTAGCGGCATTGCATATGATGGTAGTCCACTCTCTAAACTAGCTTCTGTAATGCCAAAAATAGATCCAGAACTTGTACAAAGGAGGATGTATGGGGCAATCAAAGACGTCTAAACATTACGCAAAGAATCCTAAATCACGTAGGAAACATGTAAAAGATAATAGTAATGGTGGGAAATATGATAAACCTTCGAGTTATCAAAAAGAACACCAAGCACAAAGAAGAAAACTTAAATGCTCTAAGAAACAAGATGTTGTCAAAAAGAAAGGCAAGTGGGCTTGTGGAGATAGAAAACAGAATAGAGCTAAAGGAGGGGCTAAACGTAAATGAAAATAGGAACTAAAACTGCTGATAAAGTAGAAGAATTAGGTAGAACAAGTCTTAGGAAACTACAAGAATGGTCTAAAGAAGATCCTAATACACGAACTGATGATGCTTTACGTTTACTCGGAGGCGGTCTAAAAAATGTAGGTAAAGTAGCTGAGTTACCTGTTATTAAACAAGGATTACAATTAGCAGATGCTCCATTTCATTATTTAGCTAAAGGTGCTGGTAAGGCAGCTGGAGCTGCAGGCATAGACCCTAGATGGGGTGAATGGGCTGTCAGAGCTGGAGAGTTAGCTACTGGTGTAGGTATAGGTAAAAAGGCTGCTAAAACGTCAGGTAAATTTGCACGTAAAGTAGGGCAAGCTTCTGCTGATGATATAGCCTCTTTAATGATGAGACAAAACCCAATGTTTGCAGGATCAGGAGGAGGAGGTCTCGGTGGCCCTGGAGGTAACCTAAAAAGAATTTTAACGCCTGGTGATGCCAGTAGAAATACTATCGCAAATAAAACCAAAGCATCTAACCAATACTATAAGATGTTGAATTTTGTCAGACAGTATGGAGATGAATTGGATGGAGGTTTTGCTATTGGATCAACCTCAACTCACCATAGAAATCAACTTGTTCAAATAGCAGAAGCAGCACTCAAACATCCTGAAGGTGAGAAAATACTGAACAGCGATGCTTTTAAATACATTCCAATAGGAGATGAAATAGAAAATTACACTGCTATACTTGATCAAAATACAAGAGCTTTACGACGTGTAAAAGTTGATGAAATACATAAACTACATCCTAATGTACCTAAAAAAACTATAGATGATGCTTTAGGTGCTAGTGATTTTAAACCGCCACAGATAACAAGTCTTGAAGCAGAGCAGTTAAAACTGATGAAAGCTAGAGACCCAAATTTGACTTTCGATAAATTTTTAGAAACAGTACCGAGAGATGATTTCTCATTTACATCAAAAGGTAATGTACGTTTTAGGAAATTTGGTAAAGGGAGTTATCCTTCAATAGACTTCTTTGATAAAGACGGAATCAAAACAAAATGGAAACCAAGCGATGGTGAAGATTGGGGTAAACGTTGGAAGAGAATCAATGAACATTATGGGTCAAATATAAATCCAGAGGAATTTAAAAAAATAAAATTAGATCGAAATTTAGCTACCTATGCTCCTGATCATGGTCATTTACATAAAGAAATATTAGATAATTTACCTTCGCATAAAGGATTAGATGAACTAATTAAATCAGGTAAATGGGAACAATTACCATATGAACAAGCTGAGAAAATTCTTGAAAAAGTAAGTAAAGATTCCCTCAAAGCATCCGATAGAATGTCTAAATGGAGATATGGGAAGATTGGTGAATATTTTGAAGAGTTAAAACGAAATAATAAACTACCGAATAAATTTAAAAATAAATCATGGGATCAATTAACTACAGATGTTCAAAGACAATTCTTTAAAGAACATGCTTCACCAATTTCTAGTTATGGGTCAAGAGATATCCCTAATGTTGATTTATTAATGAAAGGTAGAAAAATACTAACTAAAAAAGAAGCAGCATTCTTTGGTGTTAAACGGCCTCAAAAGGGTCTAGAAATCAATGAATGACCAAACACACATGACCGATACTTTAACCGCCTTACAGGACGATTTCAAGCTGTTTCTGAGTGCTTTATGGGACCAGCTTGACCTCCCTCCACCAACCCGTGCTCAATTCTCTATTGCTGATTACCTTCAACATGGACCAAAGAGATTACAGATCCAAGCCTTTCGAGGTGTTGGTAAATCTTGGATTACTGGTGCTTTTGTGCTTTGGACACTCTTTAATGACGCGGAAAGGAAAATAATGATCATCTCTGCATCAAAAGAACGTGCAGATAACATGTCAATCTTTTTACAAAAACTAATCATCGAAACCCCATGGCTCAGTCATCTACAACCGAAATCAGACGATTCACGCTGGAGTCGCATCAGCTTCGACGTAAACTGTTCTCCTCACCAAGCCCCGTCCGTAAAAAGCGTGGGAATAACTGGACAGCTAACAGGAAGTCGCGCAGATTTGATGATTTTGGACGACATAGAGGTGCCTGGAAACTCCATGACGGAGTTAATGCGTGAAAAGCTTTTACAACTTTGTACGGAAGCAGAATCTATCCTCACACCCAAAAGTGATAGCCGTATTATGTATCTCGGGACTCCTCAGACTACTTTTACTGTTTATCGTAAGTTGGCAGAGCGTTCGTACCGTCCGTTTGTTTGGCCCTCAAGATATCCCAGAAAAAACAAACTTGCAAAATACGAGGGGCTATTAGCTCCTCAAATACAAGAAGATCTAGATAGTGGAGCCCTAGAATGGAGCGTAACAGATCCAGATAGATTTAGTGATGAAGATCTACTCGAACGTGAAGCATCGATGGGTAGATCTAACTATATGCTTCAATTTCAACTTGATACAAGCTTAAGTGATGCTGAAAAGTTCCCCCTTAAAATGGCTGACCTTGTGGTTACTTCCGTTAACCCTGATAAAGCCCCAGATTCCGTTGTATGGTGCTCAGATCCAGCCAACATCATCAAAAATTTACCCACAGTGGGACTGCCAGGAGACTATTTCTACTCTCCCATGCAACTACAAGGAGAATGGACACCCTATGCTGAAACCATTTGTTCCGTTGACCCAAGTGGAAGAGGAACTGATGAGACGGCAGCGGCCTTCATTTCCCAGAAGAACGGGTTCCTATATTTGCACGAAATGCAAGCTTATAGGGACGGATACTCAGATAACACATTGTTACACATTCTACGACGATGTAGAAAGTTTGGAGTTACAAAGCTTGTTATCGAGACTAACTTCGGAGATGGAGTCGTTGGAGAGCTATTTAAAAAACACCTACAGATGACTAATCTAGCCATTGATGTAGAAGAAGTAAGAGCTAATGTTAGAAAAGAAGACCGTATTATTGACTCTCTTGAGCCTATCCTTAACCAGCACCGTTTGGTTGTCGATAAAAATGTTATCGAATGGGACTATAAGTCAAACCCAGACGAAGCTCCAGAGAAACGACTTATGTACATGCTATTCTATCAAATGAGTAGAATGTGTAGAGAAAAAGGTGCAGTTAAACATGATGATAGAATTGACTGCCTTGCTCAAGGCGTTAAATACTTTACAGATGCTATGGGTATCTCTGCTCATGAAGAAACTAAAAGACGTAAAAGAATTGAGTGGGAAAAGATGATGGAAGAATTCTTAGACAACCCTACAGCTTCTGCTAATCATATGGTCTTAGGTATGAATATGGATCAACGTAAACAAGCTAGAGCTACAGATGAAGCAGATGAACTGTATACTTGGATTCAATGAATCTTAAATCTAAGCTATAACTAGATAAAAAGCATTGGCCCCCGTATACAGGAGAAGGAAGGGTGGACCTTTTCCTGCGTTAGGAGGAATCTCTGTCTTTCAGACATCAATTCCTCCTCTCTATTATGATGTTCCCTTAATGAACATCCCTCATATATCTACTCCAACTTACTCTACCCTATATGAAACTATTCTTAGATACTGCTGATGTAGAACAGATTACTACTAGATACTATAGTGGTCTTATATCAGGTGTTACTACTAATCCTACACTTATTAAAAAGAGTGGAAGAGAACCGTTTGATGTCTATTCTGACTTGATTGATTTAGGTGTTGATGATATTAGTATGGAAGTGGTAGGTGAAACCTCGGAAGAGTTCTTCGAAAGAGGCATAAACCTTACTAAAGAGTTTGGTGATGTCGCTACTATCAAGCTTCCATGCTCAGAGGCTGGTATAACCGCCTGTAAGAGGCTTACAGATCTAGGAGTGAGAGTTAATGTCACTTTGATCTTTAGTTCGTCTCAGGCGATTCTAGCAGCTTTAGCGGGTGCTACGTATATTTCTCCGTTTATTGGGAGAATGGATGATAATTCCTTGGATGGAATGAAATTAATTAATGATATTAATAATACTTTAACCTCTAAAACAAAAATATTAGCTGCTTCTATACGTGATCCTCAGTCTGTAGGTACCGCCTTTAGCCTTGGAGCTGATATTTGTACTGTTCCTGTGGGTGTTTATGATAAAATGTTTAAACATGTGTTAACAGATAAAGGGATTAAACAGTTCAATATTGATGCCTCTTGAATTTTAACATAAATTTCTGAAGGCATATCACGTGGTAGCAAGGCCGCATACCCCCCATGGCCCCCCGGTTTTTCCACAACCCTGTGGAGAACCGCTCGCACTACGTGCTCGCTCGCACACACAGGCGCGCGTAAGTTGGCTCACGCACACACATACGGGCACGGTGCACACACGAGCGAGCGCAGCGAGCGAGGTTTTCCACAGCTTTTTCCACAGGTTCATGGTGTGATCTGTAGCGACACTCTAGCTTCGCTAATGAATGACCAGCTGATCCATAAGCTATGCTGATATCCACTGCTATCACTAC